AAATTTTGTTTGAAGGTATTGATTTTAGAACTTATCAAATGGCTTTTACATTTACACCATATTCAAGACAAGAAGCCGCAACTGTAGAAAAGATTATTAAACTATTTAAAGTTCATGCCGCTCCTCGACTTGCTACAGGTTCAGCCGGTATGTTTTTTGTACCACCCTCTATTTTTACACCAAAATTCTTTTTTAATGGTCAAGAAAATAAAAAAATTAATAAGATAACAAAAAGTGTTATAGAAAATATTGATGTGAATTATGCACCAAATGGTTTTACCACTCAATCTGATGGTGCACCAACTCAAATTCAATTAACTATTAATTTTAAAGAAATCGAACTCTTGACAAGAGATAGAATAGAACAGGGATATTAAAATGCAATATTTTAATACATTACCAAAAATTATAAAGACAGACGCAAATCGTAATTCTGTTGTTATGACCGATTTGATGGCTCGGTGTTCCATTATACCTGAGATATTAAAAAATCCAATGGTGTATTATGACTACGATGTGCAAGATGGTGACACACCTGAAATTGTGGCATACAAATACTATGGTGATTCTTATCGATATTGGATTGTTTTATTTGCAAATCAAATAACAGACCCACAATGGGATTGGCCATTATCAACTAATGATTTTGATGCTTACATAGCAAATAAGTATACTTCATTTAATCCTTATTCAACTGTGCAACATTATGAAAAAATTGTTACACAATACGATGCATCAACTCAAACCACTACAACCAAAAACATCGTTATTGATGAAGATACATATAACTCATTGGTCATAGGTACTAGCACTTATGTGTTACCAACAGGAAGTGTAACAATCACTACCACAAAGGCTGCTGTAAGTTATTATGACTATGAATTAAATTTAAATGAATCAAAAAGAAGTATTAGAATTTTAAATTCTGCTTATGTTGACCAATTAGAAAAACAATTTACTGATTTGATGGCTGCTTAAAATATGGCTGAAATTGACCAAAATATTTACACCGATGTAGAAAATCCTGGTGCGTATTATCCGCAAGATTATTCTTTAGAATCTATTAATTTTTTAACAGGTTCTGGCCAACGATTTGAAATGAAAAAGTTGTTAATAGAATTATCATATTATGAAGATATCTACAGTTTTTCTGTGTCTGGTTATGTTACGATTGTAGATGCTCAAGGATATATTGAGCTGTTGGATTTGACAGGAAATGAATTTGTTGAAATAATCTTTGCAAAATCTAAAAATGCTTCAAATACAAATAAACAAGTATATCGAGTATACAAAATAGGAGATAGAAAACCTGTTGGTAACTTAAACTCTGAATATTATACTTTTTACTTTTGCTCGGAAGAATTATTATTATCAGAACAAACTAAGATTAGTAAGTCATACAAAGGTAAAGAAATTGATAAGGTTATTACTGATATATTAGTTGACAAATTAAAAGTAAAAAAAGAGAAAATACGAATTGAGAAAACAAATGGTATAAATGATTTTATTGTGCCTCGTTTCAAACCTTTTGAAGCAATCAGCTGGTTGTCAACATATGCAAGGCCTAAAGGTGCAGGTGAAATTGGTGCTGATATGTTATTTTTTGAAACAAAGGACGGGTTTAATTTCCGTTCTTTGCAATCAATGTTTAAAGATAACATTTATACCACATACAAATATCAACAACAAGGTATAGAAGATAAAACACAATCTTTTCAAGAAAAAACAATAAGTGTTTTAGACTATGAGTTTGTTAAAGTTTATGATATGATGAATGATGTTAATTCTGGCACATTGTCAAATCGACTTATATCTCTTGATACCATGTCTAGAACAAGTAAGGTTACAGATTTTAATTATATCAAATATAAATCTCAGGCAAAAACATTAAATCCTGGAAGCCCAACAAATACATTAAAAAATAGACTAGGATTAACAAATTCTGATTCTTACAATGCCTCATTTAAGGTGGCTACTAGTAATGCTTTTCAACAAAATCAGCCATATATAAAGCAAGTTGTTGATGGTGTTGCCAAAAACATTGCAATTGAAACATATGTGCCAAATAGAACTGCTCAAATTTCATTGGCAAACTATACTGTGTTAAAGATTAAAATACCTGGTGATTCAGGAATTACTGTTGGTCGAACAATTAACTTTAATTTACTAACTTTAAAACCAACCACAGAAACAAAAAACTTGGACGAATTTTACTCTGGTAAATATTTGGTGACTGCTGTAAGGCACATTATACAACCAACAGCATTTCAAACTGTCCTTGAAATTGCGAAAGATAGCACACCTAAACCATATACTGGTATCAACAATGATTCTGGTGTTTGGCAAAATACAGTTAAATTATAATGCAAAATTTTATAGGAAAAGATGGTTTTACTTGGTTCATCGGTGTAGTTGAAAACCGAGTAGATCCTTTGGGTATGGGAAGATGTCAACTTAGAATATTTGGTTGGCACACAGACAATATTAGTGAATTACCTACACAAGATTTACCATGGGCTCAACCAATGTATCCAATTAACAATTCAAAATCATTTTCAGCACCACTATTAGGTGATTGGGTGGTCGGTTTCTTTATGGACGGAGATTCAGGACAGGCACCAATTATGATGGGCGTTTTACCGGGAATAGCATAAATGGCAAATGAAATTCAATTACCTCCTTCTATTGTATCTGTAACTTTTGTTGGTGGCACAGCCGTTGAATCACCAGCACCATCTCCAACTCAGGTTAATGATGGACAAACTAAAGGTAATCCTCAAGTACCTGCTGGTGCAAGAAGTATTGTTGCCAATACTAGTGTTGGTTTTGCCAATGATAACTTGGCTCATGTGTGTGATTTTGTTACCGATATACAAAAAAATATTGAATTTAAAAAATATGCAAAGGCTACGGCCAAATATATTAGAGATGCAATTAGAGCAGTTTTAAGAGCATTGGGTTTTGCTGACCCTACAGGCGAAACTTCTTGGCTGGCAACCACACTAAAAGCCATTGCTAGAGAAGTTAATCGTATCAATAAAGAAATTTTGCAACCAATTTTAGATTTTCAAAAATATGTTATTGCTTACATTGCCAAATTAAGAGCAATCATTGCTTGGATTTTAAGTTTACCTGCAAAATTTTTAGCACTACTTCAAGATTGTTTGTCAAGATTAATTAAATTAATTGGTTCTGTTTTTTCTGATATTGGTGCTGGTCTTTCAGAAGGTTTTTCAGAAGGACCTAGTAATTATGATGACATTATTAAAGAAGCAAAAGCCTTAGCCGAGTCGGCAGCCAAAACAGTAACCGCAACAGTTGCTGTTGTAGCAGGTACAGTTAATATTGCTGGTGCGGCAACAGTTGGTCTTTTGATACCCACAAATCAAACAGAACTTGATGCAGCCAATGCAATTATTGCATCATACGAAGCTCCGGCCAAACCACCATCACAAAATAAATCGGCACCTTAATTATGGCAATATTACCACCATCACCTTCAGATAACTCTTGGACAGAACCAGAATCGGCTAGAAATACCGAAACTCCACCAGTATATCCATATAATAACATACAACAGACGGAATCTGGTCATTCCTTTGAGATGGACGACACTCCAACAAGAGAACGAGTTCGGTTACAGCACCGTATAGGTACTTTCTTGGAAATGCATCCTGATGGCGATGAGGTGCATAAGGTATATGGTACTGGATACGAGATTTACTTAAAAGGTAAAAATGTTCTAATCAAAGGTACCTGTAATATTACCATTGAGGGTGATGCCAATATGGAAGTTAAAGGTGACCACAATGTTCAGGTAGCAGGTGATTACAATCTATTAGTTGGTGGTAAAATGAACACCAGAGTTGTAGGTGATATTTCTCAATCTAGTGATGGTGATATGTCAATTACTGCTAATGAGAACTTTGGTGGTGCAATCCGTATGGCTGCGTCTGACCATGTTTACATAGACTCTGATTTGGTAGTTGCTGGCTCTGCTTCGGCTGATTTAATTACTGCTGAAACACGAATTAATGCTGGTACTGGATTGTATGCAGGTTTATTGGGTGTATATTCACAAGGACCAATTACTTCATTAACTTCAGTTGAAGCACCTTTGGGAACATTTGGTATTATGAATGCTGTATTGATGTCTGATATTATTAACAAAGGCATCTATAACACCCATATACACAATTCACCAAAAGGACCAACCAGTCCGCCTTTGACACCTTTCTTTGGAGTTTAGATAATGGCATTAGTTAATAACGCAACTGGAGTATATGCAACATTAGGTTATAATTTTAGTGACCCAAATGGTGATGTATTAAATCTTTCTGCAAATACAGTTGCACATCTAAACTCTATGCCGGCGTTTATTGAAACTTGGCAGGCACAAGACATTGCAAATAACGCAGTTGGCGGATATTATCAAAACCCCGTGGCTTCTAATACCGGTTCAATCATTACAATTTCACAAACCATGATAACTGTGGCAAATACTGGGGCCAGTCAAAACATTGCAAATTGTGATTTGATTGTTACAGCTGCAAATACACTTGCGAATGTTGCAACTTCGTTTTTAGCACACACTAACAGAATATCAGGAGTAACACCCTTTGTTGGCCAAGAAGTTGAGAATCCATATTATGACACGGCCATGGGATTAGGTAAGACTGCCTTGTATATCACCAATCAAACTGACAATATAACCAATACTTCACCTATTTTAGGTAGCTTTACTAGTATACTGATTGGTCCTCAAGTAGGTTCAACAAATGTTACTTTGGCCAATAGTCTTGTA